CTCTCCAACGGAAAACTCTACCTGCGGTTGATGAGCCATAGAAGAAAGCGTAGATTGTGAACGCTGAGGTGCTTGTGGCGAAAGCGTGAGCTGCAACAAGACCTGTTCCTTGGTTAGATGAACCGGTAATAAAAATGTATGGTTCAACAGTAAAACCTGTCAGCCCGGTAACGTTCGATGATCCTGTAGACCATGGCGAGCCTGATGTCATATTGACAGTTAAAGTTCCAACTTGTTCTTTAAAAACAATTCCATCCATGACGTTGGTGTTGAGTTGTGCGGCGGTAAGAGTATTACCAGCTGTAAATGTAAATCTGCCTGACATTAGTTAGTGAAGCCTTTCCATAGGTTGTATGTGGTTGTCCAGGTGTCTGGAGTGATTTCTATTGTGCGACCAGTTATAAGCATATCTACTGAATTAATTCCGTTATCTGGTAAATCAATGGTTACAGTATCACCGATAAATAAATAGTTTTTGGGGTATGCATAAAATTGTGCAAAGTTGCCGGGACTACCAATAATCGGAACGCTTGAAAGATTGTATTCAACGTTTTGGTAACTCCGAGCAATGCCAACGCTAACTGCTATTGGCCTAAATGCTTTTACCATACCTAAAAACTTTTTACCAACAGTGGTCATTTGGGTTAGGTCTTTCAAATCAACAGTCGCAGAATAAGCTACTGTGCCACCAGGATCAGAAACTGTTGAACCAAATGAATAAACTATTGTCGAGTCTTTGTAGTTAGTTAAAGTTACACCGGTTGGTGAATCAGAGCCAGACCAATCTAATTGAACGTCTGTTAAAACAGATCCATCAAGAGTCCCCACGCTTGTATTTAAATTTTCTTTGACTCTAAGTTCTGCGCCACCACTAAAAAATAAATCAACCAAACCAGGGCCAACCAATACTGCAGCGGCGGGTTTAATATCATCAGTGAATTGCATAAGGTCACATAAAGCTAAATCTGCAAGCCATTCACCAACAGCTTTAGATTCGTTGTTAGTTCCTTTAAAATTGTAGGCTCCAGCGTCTACAGCCAAATCAATACCATTAGCGTTAGCAGCAGCTTGAATTAAGCTACCTTTGAGAGTTGTTTCATCTCGCTTTATGTTCATGCTGGCATTTAAAGCCCTACGACTACTAGCTTCAGCAGTTATTGAAATAGTTGAAAAATCTTGACCAGGATTAATCTGGACATTAGCTGAAGTAACAAAACCAGTAAACACATACATTTCATTACTAGTTAAATTCGTGTTTTGGTATCCGTCATATACAACTTGAATTGAAGTCCCAATATAAAAACTGTTGATATCATCAGTAACGAAATCTTTGACCAAAAACTCAGCTTGCATAATAGAAGGTTGAATTGGCAAAAAAATTCCTGAATCAGGTAAGCCACCTTCTTGAATTGAAATGTTTGAAATTTGATAATCAACAAGTGTTCTAACTCCAGGTGAAGTCCCTAAGACATCAGTGCCATTAAGTTGGGAAAAGTCCAACACAAAAGAACCTAGTTCGGGAGTGTAAGTATAAATTTTCCAATCATTTGGATCGTAAACCTTAGTAGCCATTATCGTGTCAACAAACTCAAAGGAATACCCTTAGACCTAGCCGCATTCTTTAATGCGTCTACAACAGCAGTGCCTGAAACGTTAGGTGCATTTACAGTAATGGTTACCGGTGGGTTGATGTTGGTGTTACTAGGCAAAGTGCTTGTTGGCATATTACTTGGTTTAGTTGGTGCCGCTGGGACAAAACCTAAATTCTTACCAAAATCAAAAGCGCCCGCAATAAAATCCCAATTATCCATCAAATCAGCAACATAATCAGCAATTCTTAAAAGAAGATCGCCAAAGTCTTTCATAGCCTTTTGGCCTTCGTCACTACCAAACCACTTAAATACTTTTTCAACACCTTTAGCCAAGCGATCTAACATTTCAGTCGCTTCATCGCTAGATAGCCAATCAGCAAACTGGTTAAAGAGTGGAAGAAACGCTGTTCCAAGTTTTTCTTTAAAGTCTTCAAAGATAACTGCAATACGTGCGAACGGGTCGTTCTTACCTGCAAGTTCAGCCATTCCTGCATAAGTTGTTTTCAAGTAATCTGCTTCATTGGCTGCACCCTTTAAACCAGGTATCAAACGATAAAGCGCTGTTTTGTTACCAGCTAAGTATTTGGAGTAAGCCTGTGCAACAGTGTTGACGTCTTTGCCTGTGTCGGCAGCAATGTTTAGAACGTTGTCGAACGCTGCAGTGGCTTGGCTAGAGTTCTTAGTCGCTCTAACGATACGACCAAACGCTGGGCGTAAATCGTCATCCATAATACCGGTCATGCGAGAAACAGTTCCAATGTAATCTTCCATGGCGTCTTTGGTGGTGTCTGTGGCTTTCCAAGATTGTGTCATCTGCTTGTTGAGTAGGGCCATAGACTTAGCGTCTTCTTGAGCGGCTTTAGTCATGTCGACAATGGCGTCAGCCAGCATACCGATACCTGCAATAGCGATACCAGCAAAAGCAGCTTGAACAGCACCACTAATTTTCTTAGCAGTTTTTTCAAAACCTTTTAGTTCTTTAGTTGCACCACGAGTTGACTTAGATAGGTTCTTGTATGAACCAGCAATTACAACTTCAGCAAATAATTTTGCCATTAGAACAGTCCTGTCAAATCGGTTTTAGGTTGAGCCATGTCCCAGAACGCCATAATTTCTTCAAAAGTCAGAGATTTGTAAACTTCAGGCGTTTGCCCAAACTGTATACAAAACGCTGCCATACGCTTTATTTGTTCGGCTCTGACTCGTCTTTTGGGTCGTCACCATCAGCACCTTCAGACATCATCTGCCATAACTCGTTTACAGTTTTCTTGCCAGTTTCCTGCCAAGTGATTTCCTGCCCACGACTACGAGCTGACAAATAGGCCATAGCACGCTTTTTGTAAGGTGACTTGTTTTTGTCATCGAACAGTTCTTCCATAAGAAAACCTGTAGCGATCTCTACTTCTTCAATTACTTCGATTGGGATGTTGTCAAAATTCATTTGTTTTTCCTTTCTAAAGCGGCAATGATGTGTTTTTGACTGAATGTTTTTCAATCAACTTGTCCATGTTGCGAATATAGTTATCAAGAATTTCTTCTCTTGTATATCCTAATGCCCTTGCCATCCAAGGGTTTGGAAGAATGTTGCGTTTGATGCGAGTGGTCTTATCCAGGAACCATCCCCAGTGAATTGGGTTGGCGTAAGGAATTTTTCTCATACCTGCTCGGATTCGAACACTGGTGCTTAAATCAGCGATTCTGATTGAATCCCTTAAAGCACCGCCTACTTTGTATTTTGCTCCACCAGGCTTAAGCGGTTTGTAATTACTTACAGGTGCTAATTTTCGGGCTTCCAAAAAAACAGCTCTGGCTGACTCTTTGTTTGCTTCTTTAATTGCTTCAAGTGGCACACCAATTTCTCTTAATGCTCTCGCTGCTTGGCGAGTGTCAACACTTAATGGTTGTTCATTTGCTTTAGAGACGTAGGCCATTAGTGTGCCACCTAAACAATTATGGAGTGGTGTCGATGGTTACGCCGTAGTAAAGGTTGCTGGCGACATCTAGGCCAGTGTTCTTTACTCGTAGGGTAACGGTAAACGCTACTTCTTCGTTGCTGGTTAGGGTTAGCGGTGGTAATTCGTTGAAGATTACTGTGCCGGTGTATTGCGGGTTGTCTGCACCAACAGTTCCAGCCTGTGGCTGGATGATGAAAGCGGCTTCGCTGCCGAACTCTGACCAGAGTAGTCGGTAAAGCGAGTCTGCTTCGTTGCTGGTGTATCCCGAAAGAGCCAAAGCCCATTCACCCTGAACACGAACTTCAGAGAAAGTTTGGATGCCGCCAGGTGCATCGCCAAGAGTCATTTCAACCGAGTTTAGCTGTGGAGCATACTCAGTTCCATCAATCTTGAAAACAATGTCACGTGCGGTAATGCGTGGAACAGCGATTGCCATGATGTTTCCTTAAAGGGTTATGCGAACGTTGACCGAAATGTTGGCGGCCAAGTATTCTGTGTTGTTGGTTTGTAGTGCGTAGGGTTGTCCTACGTTTACGATTTGAGAGTATCCAGGGTTGCCATTCAAAATCTTTTCAATGGCTTGGTCTAGTGACTCGGTTGCTTTGACGTTTACAGCTGTTGGCCCTACCACC